CCCCGCCACAACCGGATCGGCTGGGACACGTAGCCCGCGAAGTTGTCGTACGCGAACACCGTGGACCCGTTCGTGTTCCCGGTGGCCAGGACACTACGGGCACCCATGCCCTGCCCGGTTGTCAGGTCAAAGTCGTTGACCGTCGCCAGCCAGCCCGGTTCGGTGACCGTGGACCTCCACGCCTTCGCTTTCAACGTGTGCCCGCACACCTCAAGTCTGGCAAGCCAGGTGGCCCCAGCGGCGTGGACCTGCCCCAGAACGACCGAGTTGAGGGTGGTGAGGACCCCGAGGACGTTCTTGCGCAGGTTCATGGTGACCGTGTTGCTGGGGGCGATCGAAATCTCGACGAAGTAGTGGTTGCTGGAGTCGGTGTAACGGACCATGAAACCGGGCTGGATCGGCTGAGTCAGGGCAGCCACGGCGATCGTCACCTGGCCCGTGATACCCATGTCCGCGTCCGCTGCCGCCAGGGAGAACGTGCGCCGTGGACTGTTCGTCGCTGAGAATGTGTGCGTTCCCTGGGTTCCGTTGACGGCGTAGTCCCCAGCCACACCACCGGAAGTGCTCCACGCCGGACCGGCAGTCGGGGAACCCCAACCGTTCGCAACGACACGGGTGAACAGGTCCCGCAGGGTCGTCTGTTCGATGTCGATCCGGATCGTGCCGGTGGTCGCATCAGCAGTGGCGGTCAAGGATGCCATCAGATACTCCTGGGACGCTGGGTCATGGAACGTGCATTGGCGCGTGACACCCCGGTGGCCACCGCGAACTGTCGACTGGCGAGCTGTTCGTTGCCGACGAACACGTTCACGTTCGGGGTGCCCCCCAACATCCCGGCCAATGGAGATTTGGCTAGGAGACTCATGGAACGCTGCGGCTGGGTCAACGGAAGCACCACTTCGCGACGGTAGTTCTCCCCGAGCATCCCGAACGTCGGCTCGTTGATGAATCCGCCGTCCGCGTACGGCTGCGGTCCACGCCCCGTTCCGTGCTTCGGGGCTGCTGGCTTCGGGGCGTTCGCGAGGGCGGTGACTGCGGTTGTCACCGCGTTCAGCAGGGTCGCGGTGTCCTGGAGACTGATCCGGAACGGCCCGAACTTGTCAGGGATGTTCTGGAAGCCTGCCAGTTTCGTCAACCAGCCGAAAATCTCCTCAAACTGCTTGATGTTCCCGCCACGCTTCGTGAACTCGTCCCTGAGGCGCTGGATCTCGTTGTTGTAGTAGGTCCGCGCCTGTCCTTCGGTCATTTTGCCCGAGGTCACCTGCGCGGTCACGTACTCTTTCAGCTTGTCGATCTGGCTTTGGATGTTGCGGATGTTGCCGCGACCGGCCTCTTCTCCGGCGTCGAGGCTGGTCTTGTACTCCTTGAAGCCTGCGATCGTGTTGTCGACGGCTTCCTGGTAGTCGACGTTTGTGGAGATCAGGTCGTTGACGAGGTCGTTTTGGGCCTTGAGCTGCTTGATCAGTTCCTTCTGGGCCTTTTCCTGCTTCTTCGTCAACCTGAGCGTTCCGTCAGCGGCGACGTTGTACTCGTCCGTGGTCTTGATGACGTTCTTGGTGATCATGTCATCCTGGAGCCAGGCGTCACCGACCCCCTTGATTTTGGCGGTCAGGTTGTCGAGGGTCCCGTTGAACGTCGCCAGGTCCACAAGGGCCGAAACGACATCGCCAATGGCATCGGCGACGTTGCCCATCACGTTCGCCAGGTCGATCATGAACCCGTACACGTCCAAGCCGAAATTCAGGAAGACCTTCAGCCCGGCAACGAGCGTGGCCACCGACTCGAACAAGTCCAGAAGAACCTCATCGGTGTTCTCATTGGCAAGCAACGTCTCGAACAGCTCACCAAGCTCAACACCGATATCGCGCAGGCCCTGAACTGTCGCCTCACCGACGCCGGGGATGTCAAGTGCCTCAAGCCCCCGCTCGATACCACGGATCGTTTCATCGACCAGCCCCAGAGTTGCGTCGGTCAGCGGACCGACGAACTGGGAAGCCCGCTCGAACAGGCGGTCAAGGGTCGGCTGTAGAAGCGCCAAACGGTAGTCGATCGTGTCGAATGCCTTGTCCAACGGATCGATGAAGAACCGGGCCGCACTGACGGCACGCTCCCGCAGATTGTCGAGAGTTTCCTGCCCCCGGTCCTGAACCTCCTTGAACTGGAAAGCCAAAATCGTACCCACGGTAGTGGCAAGCCCAAGAGTCGCCACGTTCACCAGGGCCGCGACACCGCCCAGGACGATAGGGGTCAAGGCCAGGATGGCACCGGCTACAGCAGCCTTGGCTTCCACGGGCAGGGAAGAGAAGCCGTCCTCGAATGCGGTGATGACGTTCGATAGGGCCTTGGCAATCGGACCGTGTTCGTCGATCCCGTCCCCGATGCCCTGCGACAGCTCCCGGCCGACCTTGCGCCCTCGGGACTTGACCGAGTTCACGCCCGACAGGGCCTTGTCGAGTTCCTTGCCGATGCCGTTGAACTCGGACACGATACCTTCGCGGGTGCCCCTGCCCACATCGGTGCCGAGCTTCTTGCCCAGGGACGAGTTCAGTGACTTCTCGAACTTGTTGGTGAGCGCGAGAAGTCCACGGTCAAGGTCCTTGCCGAACTTGTCCAGGTCGGCCCGGACCTCAACGTACGCTTCACCCAACTTCGCCATGGGTCAATCGTAGACCATGTTGATGAAGGGTTACGGGGCCGCGAAAGCCATAAGTGCGTTACGGTCGGAGAACTTCGGCTTCACCGTGCCGAGGGCGTCCTTCGGAACCTTACGCAGCCTGGTCTCGAAAGCGGTCCGTTCCTTCTTGTCGTGGTACAGCTCCAGGATCTGCGTGAACGCCGCATCGAGCCAGTCCGGCAGCGATGTCCGGTCAGCCCAGACGCCCTGGCGCACCAGCAGTCCGTTGACCTGAGTCCAGGACTGTAGGCATTCGTCGATCAGGTTGTAGGTCCAGAACCATTCGCGTCGTCCGGCTCGTTCCAGAGCGACGCGAGCGGCACGTAGTCCTCGCAGATCCGTATCGGGATCATGGCCACTGGAGAAGATGACGAACGCTGCGTACGAATCATCGTCATCAACAAGTCCAGGAAAGATTCCTGCGAGACCTGGCTCTCCAGCCCCGAGGATCCAGTCGAGGGCTGGGACATCACGAAGAAGCCATGGTCGTCCGAAGGCTCGGATGAGGACACGGCCGTACGCGTCATCGCCGGGTCCGGCTGGCATTGGCAGCCTTCTTCGCCTTCGCGGGATTCGCTGCCTTCACCGGCTTCGGCTTGGACACGGGCTCCGCATCGTCATCGGCGGGATCCTCGCCGTACAGGACGAACTTGAGCAGTTCCTGGTCGTCCATGTCGCCCCGGAGCTGGGCTTTCAGCAGTTCGCGACGATCGGCGTCGTCGAGGAACAGGGAGTCGACGAATTCGTGGACGGCGTCGTAGAACTCGTTGGCGAGCTTGATCGCAGCGTCGTCGTCTCCGGGAGCGAGGACGTTGAGCTGTTTCACGGTTGCCTGGTGGAACCGGCGCAGCGCGGACCGCTGGGTTGACGTGATCGGCCGGAACCAGATTTCCCGCCCTGCCAGGGTCCGGGACCAGGCACCTTCGGGACGTGCTGGTTCTTCGGCTTCGCGGACGAGCACGGCAGGGTCGAAGTCTTCGGCTGCTTCTTCGTCGAACTCTTCGTTGATCATGATCTCCCCATCATGGCAGACGACTACGGCTGTTGCGGACCGTCACAACCCTGAAATTCCTCTTACGCCCGAACTGGGCCAGAGGTGTTTGAAGATAGCGTACCGGACGCTTGTTGCCCGGATGTCGGACCTTCGTGAAGAACGACTTCCCACGCCACGTGTGCCTACGCAACGTCGGTGATGCCTGAGCCCGAGCCCAGTAGAAGCCCATGAGCTTCTTGCCACGCTTCGGGATCCGGTGCGGCTGGGACCCTACGGCAACCGTGGCAGCCCAGTCGGCCGTGTACGTCACATAGCCGTGGACGCTGCGGGCAGTCTCCCGGTAGGTGACCTTCCCGGTGTCGGCCAGACGTGTAGCGGCCACGCTTTTGCCGGAGCCGTGACGGCGCGTGCCACGGGGCGCCAGGTACTTCGAGTAGGCGAAGACGTCCTTGGTCAGCCCTTTGACTTCAGTCCAGCCCTTGTTCCTGGCCGTCCGATGGACCTGGACCGGGTTCAACCTGATCCGTGCCATCTCCGACCTCCTTGCGCTTGCGGGGGCGCTTGACCTTGACGCCGGACTCGGGACTGTTCAGGAACTCGTCGACACGAGCCAGGTCAACCGGGGCATCGAGGGTAATGGCAGCCGCCTGCTTCACGTACCCAGACTTCTCCAGACCGAGCCAGCGTTCCTGGGGACCGTCAACGAACACGAGCTGCCCGACCCTGTAGTTCTCGAACGCCACGAGGATGGTGTAGACACTCATGCGTCCACTCCGTTGCAGGCCACGTGGGCGTTCAGCCACATCAGGGACTCCTGGAGTGCGGTCAGGGCCAGGGACAGTTCCCGGCTCGGGGTTCCGACGCTCTGGACGTAGTCGAACAGGGACATGTAGAGTTCCCGGTTCGTTTCGTAGCGGATCTTCTGGCTCTCGGAGCCGACTGGGTGGTATCCGAGACGACGCTGAGCTTCATCACTGTGTGCCATTTTTGTCCCATTCAGCAGCATTTGGGGATATTCACGAGAATCGTTGCAACTCGTGAAATGCAATTTGATCTTGGCCCCGAAACCTCGATCGACTGTATCGTCCACAGCCTACCGCGCTTGGTGATCCAATCCGTGGCGTCGAAACAACACAGGGCCTGCTTCAAGATCCGCAGACGTGCCATGTCCTGCACCGAAGCCGTAGTGTGCTGGGCACACGTGGGCATGTGTTCCTGACCGCCAGGCACATAGCATCCCAGCAGACCCACCTCGAACACCTGAGCCCAGCCGGTCGGCAGGCACTTGACGCTCACCTCGTCCGGGTTCGGGAAGTTCGACGACGGGAACGTGTTACCGACCCTGACCCAGCCCAGACCTTCACAGCACAGGTCCGCGCCAGTCCACGGGTCGATGTCCTCCGAAATCTCCTCACCGCTGCGCCAACAGAAATTTACGGGCGTTGCCAGATCCGGATCGCCAGTAGTGAACTGGGCCTGGAGACAGTCCAGCAGCAGGTTCGAGACGATCCAGACCGGATCCTCAGCAGTCATCGAGAGTCCTTTTTCGCCCAGTAGTAGCTTCGGAGCCTCGTTCTCCTACACTCCCGACAGTGCCGGGGTGAGCCGGACTTCGGGGTGTACGTGTTCTCCTTGGTGAACTCGTGACCCATCTTGCAGTGGGTAAGCACGGCTCCACGGGAGTAGTGCTGCTGCACAAGGGCACTGGAGGACAGGTTTTCCCCTGGAAGCTTAACCGCTAGATGGTCGGGGTTGATGCAGGACCGGTGGAAACAGGCATTTCCACCGGAACACAGCCCCAGGGCAGCATCATGATTATGACATTCGTGATCTATCACATAGCCCTGCGGGATGTCCCCAAACCACTGAGTGTATGAAACTCGGTGGGCGTACGACAGCCTCTTCTTAATCGAAATAACCCGATACCCGGACTTGTTCCGGGTCGCACGAGATATAAGACATTCCCCCTGGGGGATGAACCCCCAGGACAGAAGCTTCTCGTATTCCACTGAAATCATGACAATCCTAAGCAAAAGTTGTTTGCCTGGGATGCTTCACGTTCTGTGCCCACACCCGAGGCCGAAACATCAGATGGTTGGGATTATACCCTAGGATCACCTGGTCCACCAGGTTCGGACCCAGCAGACCCGCCTTCAACATGTCATCCAGGGGAACCATCTGGAAGTCCGTGCCCTGCCGGGACATTGCGACAACCCGCGACGACAACTGGCATGACGAGTCACCCTTGCACATCTTGACGTACTCGCAGGCCAGGATCGCCTCAGCCAGCAGCACGTCAGCCGGAACAGCAGTCCCCTTCGCGTACGTGACCTCAAGGACGTCCACGCCACCGGAGCTGTTGTTCATGTTCGGGCAGCGGGGCCACTTGAACCCGTTCTCCGCGACCAGCCACTGGAAGTCATCGACCCGGTAGTTGTCCGGGTCCACGACAACGCCGCCAATCGTCACCTCAGTGATCGAAGCTACGGGGCCGTCGAGACGCATCTGGGAATCGGGTTCACAGTTGCACAGGCCAGGACAGGCACAGTTGAACCACACGCCGTCGAGGATGTACGGGGTCCACAGGCCACCGTTCCACCAGGCCCCGTACCAGGCCATGGTTCCGTCACCGCACTGGTCGTAGCCGCACGGACGCACAGTGACCTCGCAGGTGCCGAACTGCCGACCGGTCCGGGCGTACATGATCGACGACGCCCAGATGTGTGCCTGTTCCTTCATGCGCGGATCGGCCGTGTTCCAGCAGTCGCAGCACAGCGGATCCGCAACCACCCAAGGGCACATGGACACTTCGCACCTCCTTCGTCAACCAAGTCTATAGCCTAGAATGATCCCATGGCACTCACCACGGTCACAGTTCACGGCGAAATCCTCGCCCCCGTCACGAACGTGCCCGCAGTGGGCACCGTAACCTTCGACACGCTTCAGGACCTGCGCGACGTCGTGGACAACATCGTCTACACCCGGAAAGTGTTCACGGCCACCCTGGACGTCAACGGCGAGTTCACGATCGTCCTCCCGGCCACAGACAACCCGGACCTGTCCCCGACCAACTGGGTCTACCAGGTGTATGTGAACACCGACCAGTTGAAGGAAGTCATCTACGTTCAGATCCCGTTCGCACCCGGTGTGACCGAGTTCGCGGACCTGGTGCCACTGGACTTCGACCCCTGTGCGGGCACGTCACCTGCGGCAGTTCCGATCCCGCCGTCCGACAGTGACCTGTTCGTCCGCAAATCCGGCGACACGATGACCGGCAACCTGATCATCAACGCGAACCTTCAGGTTAACGGGGATGCCGGGGTGTCCGATGACTTGGCGGTCGGGGACCAGCTCGGAGTGGGCGGGCTGTCCGCATTCGGCGGGGATGCGGCGTTCAACAGCCAGATCAGCGTTGCTGGAAATGCAACATTCAGCCTCGATGTCACGGTCGGTGACGACTTGACCGTCAATGATGACTTGAGCGTCCTCGGAGATGTCGGAGTTACAGGGCTGCTGACCGCCAACAGTGCCAGCATCGGCACACTGTCCGGCCTGACGGCGAACTTCACCACCGGCACGTTCGGGGACCTGAACGTTACCGACGACCTGACCGTCACCGACGATGCCCAGATCACCGGGGACTTGAACGTTGACGGCACCCTGACTGCCGAATACCAGGGCGTCAACGGTGACGTGATGCGGCTGCTGTCCTCGGTACTGTCAACGAACGTCACTTCCGGTGGCGAACTGATTCCGAACGTCGACCTCACGAAGATCGACATTTCGGCGACAACCGGATGGATCATCGACTACAACTCAACCAACGCAGCCATCGGACCAACCAACCCGAAAATCACCTACGTCACCTACCCCGGAACCACCGGACTCGTCCCCACCTTCGCGCCCATCACTTTCTACCTCATCGACTCCACCGGCACCCTTATCCAGCAGGCCACAGTAGCGACACCAGCACAACGGCGCCAGAACCTGCTTCTCGGATTCACGGTCACCGAAGCCGGGAACATCATCGTCGACCAGACGATCCCCGTCATTCCGTCGCAGCTCAACAACCAGCTCGTTGACCTGATGAACAACCTGAGGCCGTTCTCGACCAGCGGGAACCTTCTCAGTCCCAACGGAGCCACCCTGACCATCAGCAAGGCATCAGGGCAATTGTTCGCTCGTGCGTTCTCCCAGGTCCCCACCTACCTCAACCCCCACGAAGCAGTCCTGCCAGCCCAGGCGCCGATGACTTTCCGGCGCCTCACCGGGCAGCCCGGGTTCGCCTCCGGCGTCACGACGATCTTTGACGTGGCCAACTACGACCCGAACGGTGCCGGAGTCATCACCCCGGTCGGTGGTGGAGCCAACACGTCCACGAACTTCCGGGTCTGGGCCGTAGCCAACAACACTGTGAACGAACAGATCCTTGTGCAGTACGGGCAGCGGACCTACGCATCCCTGACCGCAGCCCGCGACGGCATCGGCTCCGGAACCTACATTCCGAACCCGCTTACCGTTGGTATGGCACTGCTGGGCTGGGTTTCCGTGACCCGTACCGCCACGAACCTGTCCGATCCCACCCAGGCCATCTTCGTTCAGGCCGGGAAATTCGCGACCCCGTAGGAGCATCCGATGACCGATCACATCCACTGGGCCGGGCCTGTCGACACCACCGTCAACGCTTTCGGCCAAGACCTGACCATCACCGTTGACGAAGTACCCGGCGACCCCATCGGCACCCTGCGGATCAAGGAAGCATCCTTCGTCGGGACGGGTCTTGTCCTGCCCAACTCCACCAAAGGCTCACCAACCACGAACCCGATCCCCGGCACCAACCCGGTCCTCGTGGTGCGCCAGGACGGGTCCTGGCCTTCCGACTACATCCAGGTCGAACCGGCCAGCGGACCCATTGATCCGTTCAACCAGGATGCGGCGTGGATCACCACCGGTACCCTGCCGTATCAGCGGCTTGCCGGGACGATTCCCGAAAACGATACGATCGTCCTGTGGAATCGGCCGACTTTGGTGACTCCTGGCACGGCGAAGGACTCGTGGCGTTGGCTGTATAACGGCACCAGGACCGTGTACGGCAACGAATTCAACCTACTTCGGGTCCGTGGCGTACCAGAAGACCAGGTGCCCGCACGGTTCATGAGCAACGCGGCCCGTGACGGCCTGTCCACGGCAATCGCCCAGGCGACATTGTCCGATGCCGCGACGCACATGTTCCAGGTCCTGGGAAACGGTGACATCCTGTCGGCCGGTGGCCGGTCAATGCTGCCCAGCGCGCCCCTGGGTGTCGCGTTCAACGGCACCATAGCCAACGCGACCCTGATCAACGACGGCAATCCGCTCAACACGGGTGCCCCGTATCCGGTGACCAGCACCTACGTGCCTTCGGACAACCGGGTGTGGATGGATGGGAATTTCACGAACACGGGCGCATCCGTGCCCGCCCAGACAACCCTGTTCACCATTGACGCCGCGCACCGTCCGGCAGCCTGGGTCCAGTTCGTCGGCAGGACCAGCGGCAACCTTGCCGTCCGGTTCACCTGCAAAGGTGCCACCGGAGTGTGTGTCGCCGACCAGGCCATCGGAACCGGGATCACCTACTCCCTTGACGGCGCGAACTTCCGCAAGGCATGACCGCTGCGACGGCGCCGAGTTCTCTGGATCGTTGAGGGTTCCGGCGCCGCCGTGATCCGATCTGCCGTACCGCATGCGCAGAAGTGGATGTCGTAGAGTACCTGGGGCGCCCCGCGCTCTGCCCAAAAAGTTGAACCGCACCCAGAGCAGTTCTCGAATCTCTTTCCATGTCTATCGATCATGCCGGAAGTCTAGCTGACGCAACGAGAAACCCCCTGGCCACGGGGAGGTGTGCCAGGGGGCTCCGTCTAGGTGCGGATCAGGTGATGACGATGTTCGCCGAGGTCCAGGTCGGACCGGACTGTGTCGTCAGGCGGTAGGTGGCGTTGTAGGTGCCCGCAACCGTGTAGCTGTGGACCACCGGGGTTCCGGTGGTCACCACCTGGTCGGCGGTCAGGTCGTCGAAGTCCAGGATGCCCGGAACCAGTGGGTTGCCGCTCAGGTCCGTGGGGATCGTGAACGTGATGTCCTCGGGTGCCGTACCACCGGCTGGCGTGTTAACCAGCAGCGGCGTGGCGTCCATGCATCCGCACTGGGACAGCGGCGGACCCAGGGTGGTCCAGAAGAACCGCTTGTGCACCAGGGGGCCGATGGCGGTCAGCAGCGGACCGGGGAGGCCCGCGTTGGCTCCGGTCTGGTTGATCAGCACGTTGTACGGGCCGACCCCCCACTGCGAGTTGCCTCGGGTGATCGCGTTCACGGTGAATGTGACGACACCGTTGTTGAACGTGACATCGGTGAGGTAGCCCTGACGCAGGAACGGCAGGAGACCGTAGCCGTACACGACGTCAGTGTCGTCGCAGTCGTCTTCGGTACCGACCCAGAACTCCAGGGCGAAGTTCGCGGCCGATGCCGAACCAACGGCGGTATCCCAACCGACCGCGACCGGGGCCACGGCGTCGTTGAGGACCAGCGGCTCGTTGGTCATGATGTTGAACAGTTCCGGGTCCACGCGGCAGAACTGAATGTTCGCCTCATACCAGCGAAGGATCGGCTCCTTCGGCTTGTCGACGCAGATGTCTCCGTTGGCGTTGAGCTGGAGAGCGTCCTGACGTTCCTGAAGGATCTTCGTCAGGGCGATCTCCACGAAACCGTCCGTTGTGGCCGAGGAGCACGCGGACTCCACGGGTACACCGCACGCGTCGAGACGGGTCACCCGCATCGCGGGTGCCCGGACTACACTGTGGCACTCGCTGGCCATTACTGACCCTCCGTGTTCTTTCTCGGCCGACCGGGCTTACGCTTGGCCGGTTCAGGCGTTTCGGTGGCTTCCGGCTCCAGGGTCTGTGAAGATTCCGGAACGCTGATCGAGCCGAGAGCTTCCCACCGGTTGAACAGTTCCTCCGGCACCCGGAAGCCGGGGCTCGGCCACATCACGTATTCGACCTGGTAGACGTTGTCGGCCAGGGCCAGGAGTTCCCGGCCGATCACCGGCAGCAGCTCCTGCGTGTCAGGGTGAACGATCACGGTGCCCACAGGGTCACCGGCTTCGCGTACACCGCGCACTCGAAAGTGACCGCGTATTCCCGTTCCACGAGAGCCGTGTACTGGTTCGTGGTCCGGTTGAGGGCACCCTGTACCGGGATGACCTCTTCTTCCCCGTTACCGGTGCGCCACACGACCGTCTGGCCGGTCGCGTACATCCAGAACGTTCCCTCAGCGGGGGCAGCTCCGACAGGTGTGAGACCCGCGTAGCAGCCCGCCGACACCACTGAACCCATCGGGGTCCGCCAGCGCAGACCGTCGAATTCGATCAGGTGGTCGAACTTCATCCGGTTGAACACCGGGATCGGGACGTGCAGGTAGGCGGGGACGCCGTACTGGCTGGTGCAGTACATGGCGCGTTCCAGCACTGACGTGACGTCCACGACGCTGGTGGCGTTCGGGGATGTCGCGGACAGGTTCACGACTGCCGGGTTGTTCGCCAGGCTCGGGGCCTGTGCGAAGTCGCCGGAGTCGAAGACCGACTCCAGGACGGCCTGCTCCACGGAGTGGAGCTTCTGGAGTGCCAGGGCGTCGAGTTCCTGCTGGCTCAGGCCGACCGGGGAGCAGGTGAAGTTCGACTTCACGACGAACGGCACTGCTGTGATCACGTTCAGTCCGGCGGTGTTGAACGTCTTCGTGTCCAGTGCCGCCAGGCATTCGATCTCATACCCGGAGCCGCCACCGCACATGACTTCCCAGTACTTCAGGCCCCCGCCGCGCATGTGGCGGTCAGGGAAGTTCAGGGGGCCGATGGCGGCCTGGAACAGGCCGTACCGGAGTGGGCTTTCGGGGGTCGGCTTCGGGATTACCGGAGCCGGGATGATCGCTACCATCTGCTGTACACCTCCTTAAGGATCTTGAATCCGAGCAGTGGCGGGGATCCTGTCCGGGTCCCCGCCACTCAGGGATTACGGGATGATGTCCGTGCAGGTCACGGCGCGCTGGACGCCGGTGGAACCGTTCGGGCAGATGTTGACCGTGTAGACCCGGGAGTGCTGGCACATCCTCATGGGCTTCCAGCCGTCTTCCATGAAGAGCTGGGTCACCTGGTTCTGGGCCAAAAGGGTCGAATCGTACACAAGATCAAGTCGGATGATGTCCAGCTCACCGACGACCCACGTACCCGGCAGGTAGATCAGGAAGCTCACGTTGAACGGGAGCGACAGGATCGGGGCTGCGATGGAACCGGCCTGGTTCGCGGCCGGGATGGCGCCCGGGGCGAAGGCGTCCTGCCAGTCGTAGACGTACTGCACAAGGGCACCACGGGTACGAAACATCGACAGGATGAGACTGTCCGCAAGATCATCCGAGACCCGCGCGTTCTGGCGCAGGTAGTCGGCGCGGAGCTGAGCCTGGATCCACAGGGGCAGCACCACCGTGAACACCTGGTTCGGGTCGGTGCGGTAGATGTAGCGCAGGTCCCAGACCGCCATTTCCACGGCGGACATGAGCTGCGACAGGACCGTGCCGTCCGAGACCCACGGGTCAACGGTGCTCAGCGTGACCGCCGTCGAACCGGTGACGATCGCGGCGATGATCTCACGGTTCACCAGGTGGGCCATCGCGGCGATGGAACCCTGGACGAACGTCGACACGAACTCGGGGTAGGTCCGGTTCTGGAGAATCGACCCGGTGAGGCAGAGGGCCGCGATGTTCAGGCGGTCGTCCACGAACGGCGGACACGGGATCTCGAAGCAGGTCTTCGCGGTGTCGGCGATGACCTGGGCCTCGGTGAGGATGTTGTGGCCGGGGATCGGCAGGACGAAGTCGTCGCCGAAGAAGTCGGCGAAGTCCAGGCCCTGGTTGTGGATCACGCCACCACGCGGAACCACCATGCGCGGGGCGTTCAGCAGGCCCGTGGCGGTGATCGGCGAACAGGTGTCGTAGATCGGCGTGGACGGGGTGCAGAAGCCGTTCGCGGCCGTCTGGGAGATCCGACCCGCAACGAGGTCCTTGCCGTAGCCGTTCGACATGGCACGGAGCTTTTCGTAAGCCTGCTCGGAGGTCTCGTTGCCGAGGATCACCCGGTCTGCGGTGGCCTCACGACGGATCGAGGCGAGCCGGGTCCGCTGGCGGGTGGCGGGGCCACCGAACTGGGCGAGGCTCTTGTTGCCTTCGGCGAGGCTCTGGAACGCTTCGGCAAGCTGGGTCCAGTCCAGTTCGGCACCGGAGGTGACGGAACCGGCCTTGGTGTCCAGGGTCGCCGAAGCGATGATCGAGAACTGCTTCGGCTCGGTGCCTTCTTCGATCGCCGGGGTCGGCACATACGGGGCCAGGTCGGCAATCGTCGGGGCTGCCGACGCTGCGGTGACGGTGGCTTCCACGACAGTCGCGGTGGTTCCGGCAACAGTCGGGGCGCTCACCTGGGATGCGACGTCCTTGGTGCCGTCCTCGCCGAACTTCGGGCCGTCCACGGGGGTGTTGGCCGCCACGACTTCGGTCTTCTTCGGACGGGCGGGGATCTCGGTCGCTACGGCAGCCGCGTTGGCTTCGGCGGTGTCGATGAGCCCGTCAACCTGGCCGACGAACGCGACGAGGCTCTGGAGTGCCGCGACGTTCTCTTCGGTGGTCTTGGTGGCGTCGTCGGCGAGGGAGGCCCGGAGGCTGGTGTGTTCCTGGACTGCGAGTTCGCGCAGTTCTTCGAGGGCGTTTGCGGACAGTCGCTTGAGCGTGTCCTCGCCCGGAATCTCGAATGCCATTGCTGGCTTCTCCTTCAGGGTGTCCGGCCTTCCGAAGGCCGGATGGGGGTCCGGTTCTTCGGGCAGGCTCTAGGCGCATCACCCTGGGGAGCTAGCTTGGCTCCATGGTCAAGATAGCCGACTTGGTCTACTTCGTCAAAAAGTCTGGGTTGACAGAAGCGGGGATGTCTGAGTATCGTCATGTGTAACCGAGGAGGGTTGATGGAACTGATCGAGGATCCACGTCACGGTGTGGACCTACTGCGCAGGTCTCGGATCGTGCAGGGTTTTACGCAGCACGAACTGGCGCAAGCCACCGGAACCAAGCAGTCTGCCATTTCCGAGTCAGAGACCGCAGGTTCCATGAACCTGGGGACATACATGATCATGGCGGCAGCGCTGGGCTTCCGCGTAGCGCTCGTACCGATGGAGGAATGATGGAACTGATCGAGATCATCAGCGAGAACATGCTGCACATGCGTGCCTGCGTCCACGAGTCTGTGGAAACCGAGCACGTTGCAGCATCCCTGCCGCCAAGCGGAACCTCGTACGGCTGGCAGCTCTACGACGGTACGGAGGCGGAGCCGGAGGTTCTGTGCGCCGACTTCCCGGACCGCCGACACATCCTGTTCGAGTGCTGATTCCGAAGCGAGGATTCTGATGGGCATGTCTGAAGGCAAGCCGGGAAAGACCGGACCGTCATGCGGCATGTGGGTAGCGGGATTCTTCGCAGCCCTGGGTGCCGGGTTGTCGATCCTGGCGATGATGCTGGGATGAGTCGGATGCTGGGGTCCTCGGGGCCGTGGCCCTGGTGGTGCTGCGGTCCGGCGGTGTTGAAGGCGCGCAGGATCGCCCGCAAGCGCGAGAAGAAGCAGTGGATCAAGGAGGAGAAGTGGGAAAGCCGATCTTCACGGCAGACGGAAGCGTGAGCGTATCCAAGAGTGCCCACGAGGCCAAGAAGTCCATGATCATGTCATGGGCGGCATGGGAGAACGCGAAACAGGACTACGCAGCCCTGCGAGCCTCGTACGTCAGCGACGAAATGACCCCACGGGAACAGGGCGTCGCCCTGGACCGGGCCGCCGAAGACCCACGGATCAAGAAGGCGATCAAAGACACCTCATACCACCGCAACGAGACCATGGCGTACGCGGCGATCGTACAGGCACTGAAAGCGTGAAAGCAGGAAGCCCAGGGTCTCAGCTCCCTGGGCTTCCTGTCGGCTCGGCACTCCCGCACCTACCGGGTCACAGTGTACCCGCCGTTACGGGCATCCTTGCGCATCCGAACCCATGCCTTGTCACGCTCCACGCGTTCCTCAGCCTTGCTCTTCACCGTGACAGTCGTGCCGTCCGGGAGCTTCACGTTGTACGGCGAAGCCACCGAAGCAGCCTGAGCCGCCGCACCACCGCAGCATCCACCAGCCATCACTTCCTCCGTTCCGGGATGACCCCGATCATCTTGCGCACCATCCGAGCCCGGCCCTTCGCCAGCAGCTCGGACATCTGCGAATCCACTTCGTCGATGATCGCAGCATAACGTGACTCAGCCTCGTTGTCCGCGCCATCGGTGTACTCGTTGGCGACAGTGCCATCGGCGAGGAGAACCCCGGCAGCCGTGATCGACAGCACTTCACCGGCCAGGGATGCCACGATCGGGTACCCGGGGGTATTGACGGCCAGGGCCGCGACCAGTTCCAGGTTCCCGTTGATGCGCCGCCAGTCCCCGGAGATCGGGGAACGCCGCAGCTCGGCGATCTGCTCCTCGGTCATCGTCGACACGGGGACACCGTTGAAGTAGCCACCCCAGCGGTCCTCGGTGACCCGGCCTACAGCGGCCTGGACACCTGTGTTGTCGTAGTGGTCGGCTGCCGGAATCCACCGCAGCCCCGGTGCCGCATGCCCGGTACCCATCGTGATCTTTCCGACCTTCACCAGGGCACCGTCTGCGGTCAACACCTGGCCGTTGTGGAAGTATGCGTAGTCGGTGGCGGTCCGGGGTGCCACGACACATTCGTTGCCGATACCGGCGTGGCACTTGTTCCACAGCCACAGATGCCCTGAGGCGGTCTGGCCGTCAGCGGACACCGTGAACGGCTGCGGACCGGTCACGGCACTGTGGTTGTACTCGAACGCGGACCTGGGGGGCTTCACGGGTGCCGCTGATGCGGTCTGTGAGTCCTCGCCGTCCGGGAACCGCTTCTGGATCCGGTTCACCAGGTTCTCGACAGCCGACATGTCCGAGTCGGGGATGTCGACACCGCCACGGGCGCCACCGAGGACAGCGGCAACAGCGTTGACGGCACGCGGGATGATCGTCAACTCCCCGTCGATGACGTCAGCGATCGGGAGCTTGAATCCGTTCTTCTGTTCGGCGTGTTCCGGGTCGTACCAGAGGAACGCACGCCGGTACTTGCGGAAGTCCCCGTCCGCCCACGACCACACGCGGGCTTTCGCGGCGCCGGAGTCCCAGGGACGCGACACGTCGGCGATCGGCATGGAGGTCCAGCCGCTGGAGTTGACGGAGGCGACGAGACCTTCGGGGGTCCACACCTGGTCACCGAACAGGACTTCCCAGTCCTTCTTGAAATCGTCCATGGCGGCTGTGACATCCTCTCGATCGTTTCCGCCTCGTTCCCATGGGGCCACAACCCGGGGGTCCTGATATTCGTCACGCAGCTTGTCGTAGATTTCCGACACGACCCGCTTCAGTTCCAGCTTCTCCTGGTCATCGACGACACCTTCTAGTTCCCCGTGGCCACCGGACAGGATGACACCTGCCGAGAACACGGCCCTCGGGATCATGACGGGTTTGCCGTTGATGATGTCGGCGATCGGGAGCCGGTACGAGTCAGGGCTTCCCGCGTTCCCGTCGCTCTTGCGCCACAGGAACAGGCTGTTGAACTTCGATGCCGAAGATCCGGCCCATTCCAGTCCCCGAGCTACCGCATCCTGGGCGCGGAAGGTGGTTTCACGGGCCGCGATGGGCATGGACTGCCACGATCGGGAGTTCACGGCAGCCGTGTGTGCCGCACGTTCCATCTTCGCGTGCGTTGCCGGATAGTATCCGAGGGCGTCGTGGTGCAGTTCGTTGCACAGGCCCTTGGCGTCCGTTACGTAGTCATTCAGGTGACTCACGCAACGATCAAAATCATTTGGGGTCCCCCATGCGATTTCGGCAGCCCCCTTGCCGTGAGTCCAGTAGGCGCGGAGTTGCCGGGGCATCTGGCCCGCAGCGGCCTGGATGTCGTCGCTCATGACGCCTCCTTGAATACAAGATCACAACGGCAATTTATAACCGTCGATGGAAGTCCACTCGGATCCCCCGGATACTGAAGCAACGAACCGCCGACCTCGAACGGCTCCCCCAGCGGCCGGAACTTCCCGTCCACCCGGGCATGTGCCGGACGGACCCGGTTGTCGTTCTCGTCCCGCCACCGCTTGACGATCCGACGTCCCGTGTCGGCCTGTACCCGCTGGGCTGCCGCGAGTGCTCCGGCGTTGAAGAACCTGTTGACTTCGGTCCGCCCGATGGTCGCGGCTCTCGCGGGCCAGTTCTCGGAGCCGGTGATGGTGAGGATGTTGCGGATCCGCTGCTCAAGCTGGGCACGGGATTGCCCCGCATCCACACCCGTAGCCAGCGACTTGATCAACTGCTGGTAGGTTTCGTCCGGGATCCGGACCAGCAGATTCCGGGTCCTGGCCAACTGGTCCAGCAGCAGCGGATCAGCCTGGAACGGCAAATCCATCCCGAACTGCCGCATCGTCTGCTGCCATCCGCGCCGTGCCAGACGTTCCAGGTACGGCATCAGCTTGTCGACTTCACGGACCCAGACGGGCTGGAACTGCCAGATCGCGGCAGGGTTCGGAACAACCGAAGCCATGACGGCCGGGAACACCAGGGCCAGCCACACCGTGAGTGCGGCCAGGACCAGTGCCGTGAACTCATTCTCGGCGCCCTGGACCTCCTCGGGAGGTGGCGGTTCCACCGTCTGCGGTTGGGTCATCGGACACCCGCTGAGGTCAGGTAGGCGCGCAGAAGTTCGGCATTGTGGGGGATGCCGTTGACGAGCAGGCCCTTCGTGTACTGCCTCAGATGACCGGTGACGGTGGGGACGTCCACGTTCAAAGGTTCCAGTGAGGCACTGGCGGTGACGAACGCCGCAGACAGCAGGTCTTCTGCCTTGTCCGGACCCCCCACCTTGATCTTGGTGTGCAGGAGTGTCGGATCCACATCCCGGAACAAGGTCCGGAACTCGTTCTGCGTCGTCCGCAACTTCCGACCCGCGACAGCCAGGGCACCCAGAACCACCGCATGGGCCACAGGAACTACCGGTGAAGTGTGGACCAGGGCAGCCTGAAGGTCATCGACCAACTGACCGCCCGTGTCCTGGGTCGGCTTCGTGCCGACCTGGCGGTCCTGTGGCACCCGGTCCGGGGTCGGCGGGGGTGGCGGAAGCTGTGTTTCCAGCGAAGGGGCGTAGTCGGGGATGTCGGCGCCGATGAACTTGCGCAGACCTTCGGACTGCAACTGGGTCGGGTCACGCTTCACGACTTCCCAGAGCTGCCGGACCACGAACTCCTTCTCGTCAGGCGCGTTCGCAAGGGTGTAGTTCGCGGACTTCAGCAGGGTTTCCAGCGATACGGCTCCTTCGCGGAACAGGTTCAGGGTGTCGGTGAACTTGTCGGCACTGTTGTGCAGCGGGGCCAGGTCATACCAGAGCGTGTACTTGCTCGGATCCTTGCCGAGTTTCTTCAACGCCCCGTAGATGTAGCCTTCGTTCATGGCGTCGCAGAACAGCCCGCACAGCGGGGCCACCGTTTTGGTTGTGAACTCTTCGGTGGCCCACCAGGACTGCCAGTGGTTGGCGTTGCGCATGCCTTCCACGACATCGGAGGGCACGTTCATGCCCCGTGCGACGTCTTGGATCAGTTCCTTGCGGTAGTCCATGGCGTGGTCGGACAGCGGGACGTCGAAACGGATCGGATCCTTCATCATCCGTTCGATGATGTCGATCGGAGCTTCGGCGAGGACCGGGCCGATGGCTGCGGCAGTGCCGTGGCCTTCGATGTTGGACGCCATCGCCTCGTAGATCATCTGGGCGACACCAGGCGCACCGGGCGGGATGTTGTTGTCGGCATCACCGGGGAACGCCAACTCCTGCGGCAGGAAGTACAGGACACCGTTGGCGATACGGCTGTTCAGTTCACTGTTCATGAACATGCGCAGCTTCTGCAACTGGCTGAACGACAGCAGCAGCGAACGGGTCGGAGCATCGGCGAGCAGCGGACGCTCGGCGGACTGCTTCCAGATCCGGATGATGATGTCCCGGTTCGGATCCAGGGTCTCCCACTGACCCCGGCCGAAGTCGACCTGCACAGCACCCCCGTACATGCGGACATACTGGCAGGCCACGATGGTCCACTGGTCCCCGTATCCCGGGCGTGCGGCACGGCCGATCAGGTACGTGTCCCCAGCGACGGTCATGCCGATGCCGTACGAGCACAGGACGTTGCCGCGCTTGGCGGGGCCTCCGAGCATCGTCGATGCGATGGCCGCGACTGCCGGATCGTCGTCGACTTCGCCCTGCGGAACCCCGTAGTCATCGACGTGGCGCATGTAGAAGCGCACAAGGCTCAGGGCCGCCCCGATGTAGGAGGCGGTGTAGGACAGTTCACCGTTGGACTGGTAGAACTGCCAGGCTTCGCGCTGCCAGGCTTCGTCGGTGAACCGGTACATGGGCCAACGCGCGAGGGCCACGTCGATCCGTGCCGCCGAGGCGATGATCGACTTCGGGGCGTCCGGGGACGGTGGGGGGATGACGAGTTCCTTGCGACGCCCGAGGGCCATCAGTTCTCCCCCTTGAGGATCAGCAGGTATGCGTGGTATGCGGCAGCCCACCAGACCAGCGGGGCTGCGAGAAGCTGCCACCAGGTGGTCCCGAACGCCCAGGCGTATCCGGTTGCGGCCACAGTCCACGGAATGGCTGTCCACACCGATGTGCAGCGGGAACATTCGAGGACTCGGTTCCAGAACCAGAGGGGTCCGTGCTTCTCAAGCAAGTTGAGCCGCCATTGGGCGAGGATCAGGTCATCGCGGACGAGCCTGGTGGTGCTGGCGATTCCAGCGACCAGGATGACATAAGCGATGAGGTAGATCATGTCTGTGATGGTACGGCATGTGTTCCTGAACCACCACGGACCGTGCTACCATCCGGCCTCACCCAAGCCCGGCGATCTTCCGGTTCAGAGGGTTGAAGATCCGAACCTTGTGCTTCTCCCCGGACATCAGGTGGGAACAGGCCCACACGAGGGCGTCCATCCGGTCCGGGGAGACCTTTGACGAGATCGGATCCCAGGAGACCATCTCCGACTCCAATTTCTCGAAAACCCCGACATGGTGAACGCGCCCCTGCTCGTAACGTAGGGCCACTGGTTCGGCACGAGTCTTCTTGCCCTGCTGGGCGTGTTCTTCCTTGAGCCTGGCCTTCGAGAACTCGGGGAAGATCCCCTCCTTCTTCATTTCGTCATACGTGTCGACCATGACCTTACGCAGCCACGCCTTGGCCAGGTTGTTTTCGATGACCAGGGTATCGGCGTCCCAGCGGTTGAAAACCATCCAGGCATGCCGAGCTGCCTCACCCGAGGTAAGCGGCACGGACTCGTCGGCCAGGACGTACATGTGCTCGTTGGCGTCCCGACCCACGACCACGACACCCATGAGGTCGGAGTCCTCCTCACCCGTGAGACACGGGTCCACGCCGACCGCAATGTGTTCCAGGACCGGGATGACGTCGGATCCGATGCGCTTGGCGTCGATCCACGAGTACGAGAACAGCGGGCCGTCCATGTCGTCGAGGAGGGCGCCTTCAAGTTCCTGACGTCCGACTGTGGTGCCTTCGTACTGTTTCTTGAGTCGCCGCAGAGTCAGCTGGTCCAGGTTGGCCGCATTGTCGTAGGTGGCGCCACGGGTGACGACGGTGATCCCTTCAGCTTCGGGGTCGTCGGCTTCCTTCACCCAGTCTTTGAGGATCTTCAGGGGCTTCGGGGTGGTGGCACATGCGGCACGCGGGTGGTCGTTGGGTAGCGCGGCACGCAGGGCGGGCAGGAGACCCTGACGCCAGAGGCTGTCGGGGTCGGGGAACTTGACCAACTCGTCCATGACGATCGTGGCCAGGTTGGATCCGCGACCCACGTCCCCCTTGTCCGCGCCGACGAAGTGGATCTTGGGTCTGGGGCCGTCCGCAGGCCCGACAAGGATCAGCGGCCTCGGGCTCTTGATGTAGTGGAACTCGATGCCCTTGCGGCGCAAGATGTTCAGCAGACCCGAAGGCCCCTCGATCGAGATGCCGATACAGTCGGCGATGCTCGGGGCGACCACGAGATGTTCAGTCGGGATCCCCGCCACATCCAGGGGGTTGGCGAGGATGCGTTCGATGAGCCATTCGTAGACGCACCGGGACTTTCCGAAGCCCCGGCCTGCCAGCAGGAGCCAGAGCTGCCAGTCTCCGGGGGGTGCGATCTGTTCGGGACGGGCCACGTACCACCATTCGCCCCTGGCCATTTCCAGGAGCTGTTCGTCGGTGGCGAGGTCCATGACGGCCTGGACTTCTTCAGGCTCCATGGCTGCCATCTGCTGTGCGAAGCTCATACCCATATGGTCAGCATAGTCGACTGTGACGGAGGCTACCCGGAGTCTCCTTGACTGGAGGATGTCGAAGTGTGTTAAGGTATCTCCAGAACCGAGGGGGCGCCTGAGGTTCTGGGCATCGGATCGCTACCGGTGCTAGTGGTCTGGTGTAACGGCAACACACGGGTGAAACCGAGATCTCTGGTTCGACTCCAGGGGGCCACGCGAACGTCAGGGAGGACCGGGTTCAACTCCCGGCATGGGAACCGCGACCTCCGGGTCACGGGGTCCATGTAGCACAGGCGGTAAGTGCGCCCTGACGTTCACTGCCAACGGAAAAGGCGGGGCCTATCAAGCGCCGAACCTCCCGCTGGCACCAGGTCACATAGCTCAGAGGGTAGAGCTACCGGTTGAAACCCGGTGCGCCCAGGTTCAACTCCTGGTGTGACCGCGAAGGCGAGTAAGTACCTGGGTGACCAGATCAGGGAGCGCGCGCTTAAAAGGTGGGGAAAGTGGGAGTTCCAGTCTGCCAGAACCCAGAAACCTATCCCTCTGGAAGACTCGCCTTCACTGGGGTGGTAGCACAAATGGAATAGTGCGCCCGTACTGCCAATACGGGAATGAGAGTTCGAGTCTCTTCGACCCCTCGAAACACAAGCTTTACAGGGCACGTCGCGGTTGCTGTCGCCGCGACGGTCCAGCAGGACTGGCGGTTCCTGTGCCCGGCAACACCGCAAGACCCCACCGGATGACGTGAACATCCGGGGACGACACACGCTGGTGGCCCGTGTGGGTCGAAGGCCACCACAACTTCCCATCGTCTAGTGGTCCAGGACGCCCGGCTTTCAATCGGGTAGCACGGGTTCGAATCCCGTTGGGAGGACGGGCTCGGCCGGTTCAAAGATGCGACGGCATCGGAGGGCTAAGCACCGAGAGACCCAGGGTTCCATGTGCCAGCGACGGCTGGTCAACGAACCCTGGGGGCTGGACATGTAGCTCAGCGGTAGAGCACTCCCCGGTGGACCGGTCCCTGGCCGGAGGAGGGGTCGCGGGTTCGATCCCCGCCATGTCCACGCATTCAAGGAGAGAGGAGTGCGAGTGAGAGGCTTGATCATCGGATCGACGGCGATCCGGAACTGGTTCTCGGAGTTCCCGCGCGAGTCCAAGGACCTGGACCTTTGGTCTCCCGACACGCGGGATGACCTTCAGGCCATGTTCCCGGACCGCAAGATCGACGTGTTCTGGGACGACCGGCTCAACAAGATCATCCCCGAGTGGGCGAACCTCTACAACCAGGACCGGGGCAACATGGCCTATGCGTTCCCGGACGAGCTTTACACCATGAAGGTCTCCCACAGTTCCTGGGAACTGCCCAACGGCACCTGGAACAAGCACATGTGGGACGTCCTGTGGCTGAAGTCCAGGGGCGCCAAGCTGATCCCCGAAATGTGGGAGCTGCTGTACCCGATCTGGTCCGATGTGCACGGGAAGAAGAAGGTCAACCTGAACCAGGAGTCGGGGGCATTCTTCACCGACGCCGTGGTCCGGATCTACGACCACGACAGCATCCACGACACCGTTGCCCACTACGACCGACCCCTGTGGATGGAGGTCCTGAAGGACGGCCAGGACGTCGCCATGGACATGAAGAAGGTCTGGGCGCTCTCCTGGGCCGACCAGATCAAAATGTTCCGGGAGGAGATCTACGCGACGGCCCTGGAGCGCTGGATGATCCCTTCGGACTACCGGTTCTCCCCGGCCAGGGCGTACTTCCTGGCCCTGAAGAAGACGATCACATCCCTGACGAAGGGCGTGTCGTCGAGGTTCATCATCGACAACTTCGACGTGTTCAAGCACATGCCCCTGGACTGCCATGGGGAAGCCTGGTACATGCGCAGCCATCGAGAGAATCGTGGCCTGCTGAAGCCCCTGGAGAAGTGATGGGACCGTACGAGATAGATACGGAGACGGACGGCGTCAAGGTCCGGGTGTTCGAGGAAGTGTACGGGGTGGCCTTCGATATCACCTGGGGCGGCGACGATGACTGGCCTTCGGCATACCTGAACGAGTCCCAGACCAGGAACTTCATGATGATCCTGGCCCACCGGTACAACAAGAAGTTCCCTGCGGCCACATGCAAGATCAGTTTCGAACTGAACGAGGAGTGCGAGTGATCGTCGAATACGCCATGAAGGTCGATCTGGTGGCCTGGACCGAGTTCGACCCACGGGTCATCGAGGAGGCCACCGGCTGGTCCACGGACGCCACGGGTGCCGAAGCCCTAATTGAGGCGGCTGGGAGGGCTTGCTACGAGTCGTGGTCCAAGCCGAACCCGGCAACGGCCACGAACGCCGGATACATCGCCAACATCCTGGACCACAAGCACTTCTCGGTCCTGGAGCATTCCCAGGCGACGTTCTGGATCCGGGGCGTGTCACGCAACTTCAGCCACGAGATGATCCGGCACCGGCACTTCTCGTACTCGGAGCTGTCGCAACGGTTCGTGCCGGTCGAGAAGCTGAACTACGTGATGCATCCGACGATCGCCCAGCACGTCGAGGGTGACATCGGTCCCGCATGGGATGCGGGGTTCGATGAGTCCCGTGATGAGTACCGGCGGCTGGAGAAGTTCCTGAAAGACGAGGGCCTGACGGTGAAGGAATGTCGGGAGGCGGCACGTTCGGTGCTTCCCGGCATGACGGAGACGCGGCTGTTCGTGACCGGGAACTTCCGGGCGTGGCGGGAGTTCATCACCAAGCGGTCGTCGATCCACGCCGACGCCGAGATCCGGCATGTCGCGAACACGATCGCCGGGAACTTGAAGGTCAGGTTCCCGAACGCCTTCCAGGACATGAAGCTCCGGTTCCCCGAGAACAAGGCCGTGTGGCAGTTCGTCAAGGAGGAGAAGACCAATGAGTGACAAGTGCCCCGCCTGCGGCCAGGACATGCCGGAGAACAACCGGATCATCACGGCCCTGAACGCATGGAACCGCAGGCCCTGGGACAGCCTGTTCAGTCACGCATACGGCTATACCGTGAACGTCCCGAACCTCGGGGATGTGGTGGTCGTCGCAAAGCAGGACCCGAGCGACTTCAACAACGACGACGGCTACGGATTCCAGGGCACCGAACCGCCGACGTTCCTGATCCTGCTCGTCGACGGCGTCCTGTACCGCAAGGACGGCTATACCGACTCGTACGCCCGCAACTACTTCTGGAACGACGGCCTGAAGAAGGTGACGGCCAGCAAGACCGTGAAGGAGATCTGGAAGTGACGTCCACTGAGGTCGCGAAGGCCAAGTTCTACACGTTCGGCATGGACAAGCAGGTGTTCGTGCACTATCTGACCGGCCAGATCACCGCACACTGAGAGGACCACGAAGATGAAGTACACCGCAGAGCAGGTCGAGCAGGCCATCGACGCCTGGTTCGAGGCCAACGGCGAATACCGGAAGACCGACGAGTTCAGCGACGAGGGCCACCAGTACGGGGACTTTCCGTCCTCGTGGTTCGAGCTGGACGAGTGCTCCCGCAGCAAGTCCTTCACGCTGCCGGGCATCGGCAACCTGCGCATCGAGGACTCGTACGGCGGGTCCGAAGGTGACGGCGAACAGATGTGGGTTGTCCTGACCGTCACATGGATCGACAACAGCCACGGCCGTGACCGAGTACGGACTGCCTACTTCCGCAAGGACGGGTTCTACTCCTCATTCGGGGAGTCGAACTACGACGGGGACTTCAAGCAGGTCCAGCGCAAGAAGGTCATCGCTACCGTGTACGAGGAGGTGAAGTGATGGACGCCGAAACGCTTGAGGAAGCGATCGAGCAGTACATGTTCCAGCCACCGTTCACGGCCCAGCATGTTGAGCAGGCCCTGGAGGCACTGTTCGAGTACGGACAGTCGTTCTCGTTCCTGGAGAACGTGTCCAAGTGGAACCCGGACACCTCGCCCTGCAACGTTGAGGTGGACGGCTGGCCCGAGCTGACCGAATACCTGGAGACCGGAACGGTCCGGGTTCCGGCACTGGGCAACCTGCCGATCACGCACGTGAAGACTGCGGGACAGTTCGAACTGTCCTCCGGGGTCCAGTGCGTGTTCAAGGTCGGTGACCAGACCTTCCGCAAAACCGGCACCTACTACTCGCACGACGGAACCCACTGGACCGGGGACTTGACGCAGGTGGTGGAGCGCGAGAAGACCGTCAAGTTCTGGGATGCGGTCTGACCTTAGGAAACACTGAAGCCCCAGGGTTCGCGCCCTGGGGCTTCAGTGTGTCACTCACCGCCCGACATACTCGATCCGATCATCGGTGGCCTCCTTCACCTGGTTGAACAGGTGCGCCACGTTCGAGTCGTCCGGAAGCTTCACGCGGATGATCGTGTCGTCAGTGTATCCCCACCGTTCCCGAATGTCCTGGGCCTGGGCGTGGATGGTGTCCACGAGGTCCTTGACCTGCTGCTCGTGTTCCCTGCCCAGGAACTCGTAGGTCCCTTGAAGGTACTTGAGATCCACGCCGTACCAGCCGATCGGCTGCACGTCGGAGATCCTGACCTCCTCCCATCCGGGGCATGGGATCGGGGTACAGGGCTTGTTCATCGGGGCTCCGTAGGTCCGGTCTGGTGCTGATACTTGGATCCGAGCCCTTCGGAACCGTACGGCCGTAGGGCGGCACTGCGGGTCTGCATGAACACGATCTGGGCGATCCTCATCCCGGCCGTCAACATGATCGGGAACTCGCCGTGGTTCTTCAACTCCAAGGTCAGTTCACCACTGAAGCCGGGGTCCACCCATCCTGCGGTCTCGACGGCCAGGGCCTCACGGGCGAGCGTGGACTTGCCCATGACCTGGCCTGCGACACTGGCGGACAGTTCGACGGTCTCGACGGTGTTGAACAGTCCGAATTCGCCCGGTTCGAGAAAGTACCAGAACTCACCGTCTCGAAGTTCTTCAAACTTCTCCTGCTGCCAGATCAGCTTCTCGGCCCAGGTGTCGTAGGCTTTCTTCTTCACGTACGGGGCCAGGTGAAGATCATAGGATGCGGGCTGCACGGACTCCGGATCCCACGGGTGGATGCCGAGGTGTCCGAGGTTGCGGAAGTGCAGGATGTCGGCGTCGGCGAGGATCATCCGAGTTCCACCTCGTCCGCGTAGACGAGGGCGTCCACTGCTCCCCAGGAACGACTGAGATCTTTGAGGATGTCGATGAATTCGTCAGCGTCTGCGGGTGCCAAGCGGTCGAAGACGATCACGAACCGGATCGGGTCTTCGGCCCTCGTCGGAAGTTCAAAGGTTCGGATCCTCATGCCAGGAACCGTTCCTTCAGCGCTGCGGCCATGCCTTCCATGACTTCCTGGACCCGGCGCTCGTGTTCCTTGACGACCCACGCCATCCCGGCCTGCTCCTCGAACGACATGTTGTAGTACTTGACCAGGTCTGCTTGAGCCTGAGCCGGAAGTTCGTCGAAGTCCGGCCAGATGTTGATTTCCATGCCCACTCCCCTGAGCTTGAAGTTGGTGGACCCCCTCCGGATTTACCCGGTACCGGCACGACGGCTTCGATCAGGGCGCCCCGAGCATTCCCCTGATCAGGGGGAATGCCGTGCGTTCTCGTCGCAGGGGTGGGATTTGAACCCACGACCTGAAGATTATGAGTCTCCCGAGCTTCCGAACTGCTCCACCCTGCGGGTCCACTGTAGCATCCGGTGATCTGTATTCAAGGTCACACTTGCCGACCATGGTCCATGTCGTACCGGACCGGTAGTGTCTGGATCACGAGAGGGGGAACGGAATGTTCGGTGAGCAGTTCTGGGCCTTGATGGCTGCGGGAAGTTTCGGGTTCATGGTCTGCCACTTGAAGTCGACGGCACCCGGAGCCCACATCAAGGCCGGTATACATGCCACGACCCTGATCCTCTGCCTGTTCCTGGTGGCGAAGTGGATGATGGCGTGACCGAGTTCAGCCATCTGTGCCGGGTGTGCGGCAAGAAGATGACCGTCGTGTACCCGTACGAGCAGTTCCCGTACCACATCACGTGCGCCCCGGACGACGTGACCGTGCCTGGCATGGACGACACCCTCGGGGACATAGCGCTGCGGGAGGACCTGACCGACATCATCCTGTGGGGTGCCCGGTCTGAGGGACGATCACAGCAGGTGATGCTCGGATGTTCGGAAGCCGGGGATCCGTGCGAACGGAAGATCGCATACACCTTGGCCGGTTCCGAGCAGGTGAACCACAACATCGAAGTGTGGCCTTCGACGGTCGGCACTTCGATCCACACCTGGCTTGAGAGCAAGATCAAGGCGTACCAGCAGGTCCACGGGGATGCCGGATGGCTGACCGAGCTGGAAGTGTGGCCTTCCGACGAGCTGCCGGGCCACACGGACCTGTACCACCGGCCGTCACAGACGGTCCTGGACTTGAAGAACCCGTCACGCGCCAACTACCGCAAGATGAAGAAGGAAGGCGTCGGGCAGGTCTACGAAACCCAGTTCCAACTGTACGGGGCCGGGAACGTCCGGGCTGGCAGGCCGGTGAAACGGGTCGGGGTCGTGATGCTCCCGAGGGACGGGAACCTGAAGGAGATGTGGGTCAAGACGTGGCCCTATGACCGGGATGCCGCCTGGGAGGCGGTGAAGCGGGTGCGCCGGATTGGTCGCGAGGCTCTGGAGCTGGATGTCCAGAACCATCCGGAGAATTATGCCCGGATTCCTGCGGAACCTTCCCGGTTGTGCGGTTGGTGCAAGTTCTATCGCGGGGGAACGTCCCCTGCGGACGGGACGGGATGTCCGGGGCAGACCACGGGTGATCCCGTGGACGACCTTTTCCAGTAGTTCATGATTCAACTAAACCAGGGGAGACCCCATGTCGTACGACGACATCGATGACCTGTTCAGCGCTGGTGGAGGTCCGGCCACTGCGAAGCTTTCGCGGCCCGGCGACACCGCCGAGGGCATCATCTACAAGATGGATCGGCTCGCGGAGACCGACGACGACGGCAACGTGGTCATGGACCCGCGCACCAACAAGCCGAAGCCGCTGCTGGTGTTCCACCTGATCACTAAGCAGCGCAATCCGGAGGTGGAGGACGACGACGGCACCCGGCGCCTGTGGGCGAAGGGGAACCTGCTGTGGTCGATCCAGAACGCTCTGCGGGAGCAGGGTCTGAAGCCCCGGCTCGGCGGGATGCTGCGGTCCCGGGTCGATTCGCTGAAGCCGAACACGAACCCGAAGCGTAAGCCGATGAAGCAGCACGTCTCGCAGTACTGGGCTCCGACGACGGAGACGGAAGCTCAGGCGTTCGCCATGGCGGCACGTAAGACGCGCCGGGTTGAGGACACCGACGAGCTGTTCGGCAACCCTCCGGCCCAGATGGCCCAGCAGCAGCCGAAGACGTCCGCGCCGACCCTGGATTCGATGCGATCTTCGGATGGCTTCGACTCGGACGAGCCTCCGTTCTGATCATGAGATACGCGAAGGCCCCTGGACCTCGCTGGTCCGGGGGCCTTCGCTGGAGAGAGGGTGGAACTGGTGTCAACTGTAACTGACGTGTTCGAGGAGTCCAAGGTGTCGCAGTGGCAGGGACGGGAGTTGACCACGGAGGTGGTGGTCCTGGCCGCTTCGGAGGTGGAGAAGAAGGTGTTGCGGGGGGTGTTGGACAAGCCCCGCTCCCTGGACAACGTGCTGCGCGAGTTCATGATCACGCACTGTCAGGGGACGACGACGACACGGGTCGAGTTCACCGAGGCGGTCCGGCACTACCTCGACGGTCGGTGGTCGTGATGTTGAAGCACGCGAGGTTCACCAGCAAGTGCACGGAGATCGTGCGCAACGAGGACGGAACCTTCTCGGTCCGTGCCGTCCGCTGGCAGCCCTCCGCTTGACCCGCCCGCCCCAACCAGCAAGGGAGACACCGTGACTACCTGCCTCACCTGCCAGACCATCTACAGCCGCCCGATCCCCGAGGCGGTCCCCGCCATCGCCAACCCGGAGCGGTACTGCACCACCTCCGGCCGAGCGGTGTCGATGACGCCCGGTGACCGCTGCCTCGTCCACGGCGCCGCAGACAAGCCGTGCACCGCCGACATCCGGCCCGCCCAGTGCCAGCACGAGCACCTGTCGCCCAACCACCCGTGGCCGCACTGCTCCGAATGCGGCCGAGACGTGCCCGCACAGCCCTGACCCGCAGGCGTGAGTTGGCCCCGGTCGTGTGGCCGGGGCCGTGGGACCTTCGACATGGAGCCTTCCGGAATGCTGGCCAACGGGAAGGTCGAGGAGCTGGGGGTGAACCTGGGCATCACCGGATACATCAAGCCCGGGGGGCTCATCAACTACTCGATGAAGGTGGTCGAGTCGGAGTTCGGGGACGGCTTCAACGCCTGCGGGAACCGTACGACGCCCGATATATCGTCAGCCGATACGTGAGCTGCCGGTGGAACCTGACGGACCGGAGCGCTAGGATCTAGATCTACCCCAGACGTGAAAAACCCCCAGGGGCTCGATCCTGGGGGTTTTCTGGAGAACTAAATGACCAGGTGCAGTATAGCATCTGGAGATGCGGAGGAGTAAATGACCTTGAACCCGCACCTCGACGGAGCCCTGACCTGGCACGACAAGGGTTTCACGGTGATCCCCACCATCGCGGACGGCACGAAGCGCCCATTCGCCCGGTGGAAGGAGTTCCAGAGCGACCGGCCCACCCGTGAGCAGGTGGAGCGCTGGTACAAGACGGCCCCGGACCAGGGTGTCGGGCTGATCTGCGGGCAGGCGTCCGGGAATCTGGAGATGCTGGAGCTGGAAGGTCGCGCATCGTCCGGGGACCACCTGGACAAGATCGACCAGGCCGCAGCGAAGGCCGGGATCCTGTGGCTGTGGACGCTGCTGGTCCACGACGGCTACTGCGAGTCCACCCCATCCGGTGGCCTGCACTTTCTGTACCGCATCGCCGACCACCCGGTGCCCGGCAACCAGAAGATCGCCAACCGCCCCCCGGACGCTGAAGAGCTGAAAGCCTCCCCGCTGCTGCGGTCCGTCACCTTGGCGGAGACTCGGGGTGAGGGAGGCTACGTGGTCGTCGCGCCGTCGTCGGGGAAGGTCCACAAGTCCGGTGAGGCGTGGACGTGCCAGGCGGGACGGATCGGGGAAGTCCCCACGATCACGTGGGAGCAGCGGGAGCTGCTGGTCGCGGCGATCCACGAAGCTCTGGATGAGATGCCGGAGACGCCGGAAGCCCCCCCACGTCCGGCAGGTATCCCCACCGACAACGGGGAAGGTCCGGGAGCCGACTTCAACCGGAAGACCGACTGGGGCCAGTTGCTGTCGGAGTACGGGTGGACCTTCCACTCCCGTGGCCCGGGTTCGGAGCTGTACTACACCCGCCCGGGTAAAGAGGTGCGGGACGGGCAGTCGGCTTCGCTGTACTACCAGGGGTCGGACAACCTGTACGTCTGGTCTTCGGGGGCCGGTCTGCCAACCGAGGAACCGATCTCGAAGTTCGCCTTCTACGCGTTCATGGAACACAACGGGAATTTCTCGGACGCCGCCCGTGCTCTGCGACGTCAAGGGTTCGGTGGGGAGAGGCAGCCGATGTCGAACTGGGTTGACGAGATCCCACTGACGGAACGGGTCAAGTCTCAGTCGTTGACGATGCCGGACTTCACGGACATCGAGATAGCCATGGACGTCCCGGCCGTCCCGAAGTTCGCCCTCGACGAGTACACGGAGACCGGCGTCGCGCACGCCATGGTGAACCTGTACGGCCGTCAGTTCCGCAACGTCTTCGAGGAGAAGGCGTGGCGGGTCTACCAGGACGGTGTGTGGATCGAGTCGAAGCGTGCCGAGGTTGACGACGCCGTGGAGATCATGACGAAGAAGCTCAAGGACCACACCGGCAAACTCGTCGACACTGCTGGCATCGCCCTGGCGAACGCCCGGTTGTCGGAGGACAAGGACCTGATCGCGGAGGCGAAGGAGGAACTGAAGTCCGCCGAGAAGTTGGCCACTTTCGCTGCCGGGTGCCGGTCGGACCGTGGGCACAAGGCGGTCAAGAGCCGGTTCGGTACACAGAAGGCTGTGGCCTGTTCGGTGGAGCAGTTTGACGCCGACAAGAATGTGATCGCCGTCGACAACGGGGTCTTGGACCTGTCGGACCTGTCGGTGACCCCGGTTCCGGATGTGGTGGCGTACCCGCACGCTCCTGAGCTGATGTTGACGAAGAAGATCGGGGTCAAGTTCGACCCGGATGCTCAGGCTCCCCGGTGGCGCCGGTACCTGGAGGAGGTCCTTCCTGATGCCGGGTATCGGGGTTATCTTCAGCGGGCCATCGGGATGACGTTGCTGGGGGACACGTCGGAGGCCGCGTTCTTCGTCCTGCACGGGCAGACGGGCTGCGGCAAGTCGGTGTTCTTCGAAGTGATGCAGGAGGCTTTCGGGGATTTCGCGGCGACGGCGGCCCCGAACACGTTCCGGGACACGAAGGATGACGGGTCCCGGCGGGCCAATGATCTGCACGCGCTTCGGGGTACCCGGTTCGTGGCGACGTCGGAGACGTCGGAGCGGACGATGTTGAACGAGGAGCTGGTGAAGCGGGTTACTGGTGGTGATGAGATCAGCTCGCACGCCCTGTACCAGTCGAACATCTCCTGGAAGCCGCAGTTCACGATCTTCATGGCCTCGAACTTCAGGCCGAAGCTGAACGCGGGCGATGGGGCGATTTGGCGCCGCGTGAAGCCGATCGAGTTCCCGAACACGTTCTACAACGAGGACGGCAGCGCCAAGGAGGCCCGTGAGGGCAAGCTCGGCCAGTGGATGATCGACAACGAACTGGCGGGGATCTTCAACTGGATCCTGGAAGGGGTCCGCGCCTACCTGACCGAAGGTCTCGGTGAGCCTCCAGCGCTGCGTGAGGCGGTGAAGGAGTACCGGGAGGAGTCGGATGGCGTGTCGGAGTTCCTGGCCAACGCGTCCGATGAGGGCATCATCGTCCTGGACCCGAAGTCCGAGGTGACGGTTGCCCAAGCGTATTCGGTGTATGTGGAGTGGGTGAGGCAGAACAACGGCTTCCCCATGGGCAAGATCAAGTTCGGTAACCGAATGACCGAACTCGGGTACGAGGCCGTCAAGAACCCCGGAGGGATCCGGGTCCGCAGAGGCATCGGCATCAACCCGCACACGTGGCAGGCACAGGCACAAGGCGGCACACGACCCCAGAGCCACGTCGGCTGGAGATGAGAAAGGCCCCCAGGGCAACCTGGGGGCCGGTTCACTGCCTGTTGGTGCTGTAGCCTTTCCTGCTGGTCAGATGCCAGGTCCCCGGAGTGTGTGGGCATTCGTAGAACCACAGCTCCGGGGCCTTGAAGTACCGCCACTGGGTCAGGATCGCCCAGCGGGCTTCCAAGTGGCTGGCATAGCTGACCTTCTTACACCGCCGACACCGGGGGTTCACGGTGTGCGTCCCGGATCGCCTGGTGGTGCGACGGACCCATGATGACGTACGTGGCGAGTTCGGTCACCGGGGCCGTCTCGCGCTGCTGGGCACGCTTGACGCACTGGGCCGAGTGTCCGTGGAACAGCTCGTCCTCGGTGGCATCCCCGCCCGCCCCGAAGTCCTGGAGCATCAGAGCGTACGTGTAATTCCAGCAGTCCACGCAGCAGAAGTTGACCCCGAGCTGCCCGTCAGGCAGGGACCAGACCACGACCTTCCGGACGCAGTCCTCGCCGGGACAGTACGTGTACTCGACCTCACTCATCGCAGAATCCCTCGATACATGTGGATCCAGCGGCCTTCGTCGTTCCACTGGATGATGAAGTTGGGGAACAGGGCCTCATGGAACTCGTCCTCGTGATCGTCCCAGTGTCCGCAGTTGTACTCCTCCTCGGGAAGCTTGAGCACCGACCGGCACGGGGTCAGGACCTCGTGGATGGCGGCTTCAGACATCATCTTCCTCCAGGTAGTCGAGAAAATCGCTGTTGCACAGCGCCCAGAATGAGCGCTTCTCCCGGACCTGTAGCACAGCCCCAATTGGGCTGAAGTCCAGAGCCATCAGGGCGTACGCGACGACCAGACCGGACCGGTTGTATCCGGCCTGGCAGCGGACCAGGACCTTCAGGTTGCCGGAGAGGGCGTGGACGATCAGGTTCGCCAAGTCTTGGGCAACCCGGCGCTGACACTTGTCCAGTGGGCCGTCCGGGATCCGGAACACGATCTCCGGAATGCCCCGGTCCGGTCCGCAGTCATGCAGGTCCGTCTGGAACAGGGACACCACGAGGCCGAACTCGTCGGTGACCTTCACGGGCACGCCGAGGGTCTGGTCGTCTCTGTCGGCCCGGTAGTGTCCGCCCATCCACAGGCCGGGAATGATCTCACTGTAGGGCTCGGTGGCCCAAGGAATTTCCACTCGCTTCTCCAATCTGAGGCCACAGAAGCCTCGGGGGGTTACTCGGGTATGGGTCTAGGGCTTTCGACGTCTCCTGGTCGCAGCCAGCACCTCCCGTGATGCCTTGTAGTCGGGGGACATCGGCGGGCAGCGCCAGATGCCTTCGTCGTCTTGGACCAGTCCGCACTTGACGGGGTCAAGGCACCACCCGTCTTTGCGATGCTTGTCGAATGCCCAAACACCCGAATAGGACATATGACACGTGGCGCAGTGTGCCATGTTGCCTCGGGGCTTCGGGGCCGTACACCACGGGGACACCGAACACAAGGTGCCGGACGGTGCATTGCGCTCCGTCCGGCGTCCGGTGAACTCCCACGGCTTCGGCCGGAACAGTTCGTTCATGCGGTTACGGTACCTCGCTCCAGTTCGTCAGCCAGTGCCCGAAGCCATGCGATGACTTCCGGGTCACCACCGGAGACCTGGCGCCGCACATCCACGCCGGGCTCCCTGGTCGTGACGGTGATCTCGTGTCGGCGAGGACCGGTGTACTGCTGCCTGATCCGGTGCGTTGAGGGCGCGTACGTCACTGCGGCACCTCGTGGTGGATGCGGAACAGTTCGTCCGAGTCCACCGTGACGTCGAACTCCGGCTCGGAGGGGTCTGACTCCGGGCTGACGGAGAACACGATCCAGGACTTCTCGTCCACTTCGATGTCGTCGCCCCAGTAGAACTGGACCATGTTGTTGGCGTAGTTGCAGTCCTGACAGTTCGGACTGTCGCAACTCGGACACTCGTCGGCCCCGAAGTACGGCCCCGATTCCTGCCAGTCCCCGTAACGCGCCAGGTACGGCTTCAGGAAGTCGATGACCTCCTGACGGTTGGTGCCGTCCCAGAAGACCGCGTCCACCTCGGTCACCTTGATCTTGTACTTCACCAGCGAAACACCTCCACCTCTTCACCGCTCCAGCGGTCCTCGATCACCCACGCGTGACGGCCCACCGGGTTCACCACGGACGCGTCCGGAACCTCGTTCCACACGTACGCGTGCGCGTTCCCGCGCAACCAGAAGGTCCGATGCGTCAAGTCACGCCGGACACTGCCGAAATACATGCTGCGGTACACCACGAACCTCATTGCACCCCGATCCTCTCGTTCTTGTACTCGCGCTTACGGTCGGCCACGACGATCACGAACCTGCCGTCCCTGGGGCGCAGGAAACGGCACAGAGTCCTGGCGTAACTACGGGCAGACCACCGGAACCAGTGTTCCGAAAGATCCATGTAGGACAGAGTTCCGTCGTGAAACGTGTAGCTGTCCTGCACCACCCAGCGCTTCACGACCCCTCCTTGTCGGCCCAGAACTTCACGAAGTCCAACAGCTCCCAACCGGTTATGGTCGGCACGGATCCTCGTCCGTGACAACGAGGGCACAGGCGCACCCGGAGCCCGTCACCGTTCAGGACGTACCCGCCCTCGCAGTACTCGTCCCAGTTGTTGCCCTTCTCGGCCCGGTTGACCCACTTGCACTCGGTCTCCAGCCGAATCACCGCATCCACTACACACGCTCCATGTACTCGGGACTGGCATGGGATGTCAGCCAGTCATTCGGTTCGATCACCAGCTCGATCCCGTGGTCGTACAGGGCATGCTCGATCGCAGCGGCCACGCAGTCATCCTGGTCGGGAGCCATGCCGCCGTCTGAGACGTAGAACCTGCCATGCTCAGCACACATGGTGCTCCAGGTCCCCATGTTCCCCTCGTCCGAAAAGCTTCCGGACCAGTCAACGAAGATCTCAATTACAGCCTCCCTCTCTCCCTCTTCACCCTTCCGGTATGCGGTGCGGATCGTCGTGCCGCACCCAACGAG